CACGTACCAGCAGCCTGGTCATAGACAGGGATCTTCTGGGCGACTCGACACTTGAGGTCTTGCACGACCCCCTGGAGCTGGTCGGTCGCCTTGATGCGCACCGCCAGTTTTGTCGTCCCCGTGGTGCTCGGGAGCTTCGGGCTGATCGAGCGAAGCGCTGACCACACCAGCGTATTCGACTGCTGGACGCTGGAGGCCCATCCCGGGGTGCCCATGCGGAGCCGCACGTCCCACGCGTGGCTGCCCGGCACCTTCCAGCGCAAACCGACACGGAGCGCTTTGTTGGCGGATGACTTGATCTGCCATTGCGCGGTGTCAGTCTCTGTGAGCGCGTTGGACGAGGGCGTGATGCCTGCGGTCGGCGCCGTCACGCCGTACCACGTACCGCTGCCGGCGACGGCGAACTCGATGACCATGAACTGCCAGGCGGCCACGAAGTCGCCCTTGTCCGTGATGGCAAAGAGGCCCTGCGGCGCCACGATGTCGATCGATATCTCCGACACCGCGTCCTGCGTGGTCTGGATGTAGGTGGTGTTCGGGTCTAGCGTGATGGCAAGCTGCTGCTCGTACACGTCCTGAGTGAACAGCGTCGGCGTCCGTGTCACCTCGTACTCTACGTCGTCGAAGGTATCGATTGACGTTTCGCCGATGCGGATATCCGATACGTCCAGATCGTCACCTTCGCCAAGGTCCAGAAGCATCCGAAGGTACTGGTCGTCCCCGCTGATCTCGGTATAGGGCATCGCCGCGTGCGGCGGGAAGTAGTCGGTCATGGTGCCGACCACGCAGGGGATCACACCGTATTGATTGAGCTGGTTGCTCGTGCCGGTCAGGCTGAGCACCTGCTGGAACGGGTTGCCCGCGCTGAGGCCCTTCGCCATGGGCGGCGGGATGAGCGCATTGATGGCCAAGGTTCCGGCCAGCATGATGCCCGCGCCCCACACGGCGGCGGAGCCGCCCCACGCCGTCGAAGCCGCGGAGGCCCACCCGCTCGAGCCATACGTGAAGTACATCAGGACGACGGTGAGCGCCAGTCGCGCCCATTTGCCCCCGCTGCCGCCTTGGGGGTAGAGCACTACATGCACCGTCTTGCCCGCCTTCGGCTTTACCGTGGCCCATAGGGTTTGCGGCACGTCGTAGCCGTCGATGGTCACACTGCACGCATTGGTACGACCCTCGCCGAGCATCTGGGCGATCGTCTGGCCCGCGGCGACCTGCGCGCAGTAGGATTCCCCGTCGAACGGGTTGGGCTTCGCAACGAGAGTCAGGTCACCCATGAACTTCTCTCCGGTACAGGCCGACGATGCGAGAGGACCACACGGGGCTGTCCAGCCGCTCCACGCACGAGTCGATCGCCAGGCCATCCTCGCGCGGCGGCGGAACGTGCAGGAACATCGTAGCATTGACCATGATGGCGCAGTGCCATGGGCGGCCCGCGACCCGCAGGATCAGCAGGTCGAGCGGCCTCGGGTCGAGCACCCGCTGCCACCCGTCGCGCAGTCCCGCAGCGACCGCCGCAGCGACCGAGGCGCCGTCTTGCGCCGACGCATAGGCGCCACTGTAGTCCGGTAGCTCAAGCCCAGCCACGTCGAGCAGCACTTGGCGCACGAGGCCCCAGCAATCGAAGCCTTCGCGCGTGCGACCTTTGTCGCGGTACGGCAGGCCCATATACGGCCCGGCCCAAGCGGGCACGATCACAGGAACATCCCCGGCGAGTTCGACGGAAGGTAGGATCGGCCCGGCACCTGCTGCGTGAAGATGTCCTGCTCTTGGCCGAGCGTACTCGTGATGGCGTCCGTCGTGATCGACGCGGTAGCCAGCTTCATCGGGAACGGCCCTGCCTCGGTGGTGTTGGGCGACGAAGCGAGCACGACCATGAAGGTGATGTCAGGCTGTCCGACTAGCGCGAGGATTGCGTTGCTGACTTCGAGATCCGTGTTGCTCACCGTCAGCGATACCTCGGGCGTCTCCGAGTCATCGTCGTCCGGGAGATTGATCTGGAACGGGTATGGCAGATAGGTGCCTTCCGTTCTGACCACGGGTTCCGTGTTGTACGCCAACAAGATCGGTGACGCGAGGGACGCATGCTCGATCTTCAGCAGGGGAACGAACACCTCGGCCGTGTCCTGTGCCATGAGCGCCTGAAGCGCGGGGAGCGATAGCGCCCTCATGGCACGGTCACCAGTTCCAGGCTCGCCACCCACACGTTGGTCGTCCCGGCGAACAGCGAGTAAGACGGGGCCGACTGAAACGCGTAGGTGCAGGGCTCGCCAGTACGCCAGTCGGTCCAGTCGAACGGCAGGATGCACTGCAACGTAACCCCGTAGAACGCCTTCAGCGTGGCCACCTGCGCCGCGTCGAGGATCACGCTGCTCTTGAACACGTCAGGGCAATAGGTGGAGAGCCTGCGCCGCTTTTGGCCCACTTCCATCTGGGACTTGAGGATGTTGTCGAAAAGCGGCGAGTAGTCCGCCGCGGAAGCGGCGGGCGCGGGGAGGTTTGAAGGCCACGTTGGGTTCGGCATGTCAAGCCCCGCTCACCGCAACACCGCGGCGCTGAAGGCCGAAGCGCTGCTGCGTCGCTTGGGCGACACGGCCGCCCTTTACCATGTCGTTCGATACGGCGTCGAGCACGAGGTTCACCATCATCTTCTGGCCGTCCATCTGGGCTGTTGGCTGCTTTGCGGTCACGGCTTGCCCGTTGTTGGTGATATTCAACTCGATGCTCACGGGCATCATACCGCCCGTTGGGGGCGCCGTGGACACCGGTGCCGAACCGCCCCACCCGGCGGGCTGCACGTTACCGCCCTGGGCACCCATCATCAGGTAGGTCTTGCCGCCGGAGGTCAGCAGCTCGGGAGCGCCGCCCTCGGCCACCTCGTAGAGATTGCCGCCGGCGACGGGGCCACCCGACCGACGCCCACCCGAGACGGCCACGTCGTAGGCGACCTGCTGCGCAGGGGTAGCTGCGTCGTAGCCCGCCACCGTGCCGATCCCGCTGCCGAAGATCGACGTGAGCGCTTGGGACAGCAGGATGCGCGACTCAATCTTGATGAGGTCGGAGATGAGTGACTGCGCAAGGCTCTCGAAGCCGCCCTTGCCGGTCGTCACGAAGTTGGCTACGGCGTCGGACATCCCGTTGAGCGCCGTCGAGAACAGATCGTGAGTCGCGGTGGCTACGTTGGCCGCCGAGGTCTGGTAGTCCTCCAGCGCCGCTTGCGCGCCCCGAGCCCAGTCGGACTGCGCGGCCTTCATCGCCGCGAACTGCTCGATCGTCTGCTGCTTGTCGAGCACGCCGGCAGCGGTGATCTTGCCCAGCATCTGCAGGTGCGTTTTGTCGAGCTGCCCCTGCAACGCTCCGATCGTGCCAGCGATAGTGGCGTTGTCCACCGCTTGCCGGTACCGAGCATCCTCGGCGGCGATCTGCTTGCGGGTTGCATCCGTCACCGCGTCGATCGCTTGACGCTCGGCGTTCCACTGGCTGCCATGGCCCACCCCCTCGACCTGCGCGGCGTTCTTGCGCGCGCGGTCGGCCTGCTCCTCGGCAATCTGACGGTCGAGGTCGGCCAGCTGCCGGGCCGAGGCGATTTGCAAGTTACGCTTGTCCACGTCCAGCTGCATCGCGACGATCTGCTTCTGTGTGGCGATCACATCTAGCTGCTTGGCCGCCTTCATCTTGCGGAACTCGGAGGTGCCTCCGGCCAGCATCACGTTCAGCGCCTTCTGCGCTTCGCTGTAGCCGTCGGTGCCGGCGAGCTGCCCCCGCAACGTGGCGAGCTGCCCTTCCTGCGAGTTCTTGAGGTTCTCGTAGGCATTGGCCGCTGAGTCGACGCTGGTTTTGACCGCCTTGTGCTTGGCGGCCAGCGCGTCCAGCCCGCGTCCCAACGCCGCGTCCGCCTCGTAAGCCGACTTCGCAGCGGCCTTCTGATCGTCCGTCATGTTCTTGTAGGCCGCAGAGTTCTTCAGCAACTCATAGCGAACCTGCGCCAACCCCTCGTTCGATTTGCCGTGCCCCTGGATCGACTTGAGCGCTGCGGCAGTCGAGGCGTCCGTTTCCTTCGTGTACGCTTCCAGCGCCTTGCTCGCTTCGATCGCCTGCGGAATGAAATCAGCGAACATGCTCGGCAGTGAGGCGAGGCTGTGCAGCGCGGCCAGCGAATCGCGCGCGCCGTAGACCTTGGTCGCGAGGAAGTCCAGCGCCGGCCCGGCGCTATTGCGGATGGCTGGGGCCAGCTCAGCCATCAACTGCATCTGCGTCTTGCTCGCGGCCGCCGTCAGATCGTCCAGCGTCGACTGCGCGTGCGCGATCTTCCCGTCCAGCTCG